AGTATTTCTTTTCAGAACCTTCTATCTTAACTACGCCAAGTAAAGATGTTCAAATGCCACCGTGTGATGTAACATTTACACTTACTGCAGAAGACATGTCTAATATTCGTCGTGCATCAAGTGCACTTGGTGTTACTGATTGCGTAATTAAATGTCAACCAGAAAGTACACCACAACTTATTGTTACAGATACTAAAGACTCTACATCAAACTCTTATGAAATTGATTTAGATGATTCTGTTGGTGAAGGTGTAACTTGTAACTTTATTTTCAATATCAATAACTTTAAATTTGTTAATGACGATTATGAAGTTTCGATTTCAAACAAATTAATTTCAAATTTTAAAGCGGCAAATACTAATATTGAATATTGGGTTGCCCTTGAAAAAAATTCAACCTTTGGAGAATAATATGGCTGAACAACAAGAACTAGAGCTTAGTGTAGATGATCTAATGAATGCACTTCGTATTTTTAATAGCGCAACTGAACGTGGTGCTTTCAAAGCAAGTGAGCTTTCATTTGTCGGTAGAACATATGATAAATTTTCTAATTTTGTAAAAGCTGCACAAGAGCAACAAGCTGAAGCAGATGGTGTAGAAGAAGTAGAAGAACCAGCACCAGCACCAGCACCTAAAAAAACTCGAGCTAAAAAAGCTCAACCAGAACCAGCAGATGGTGGAGAATTTGACGAGTAAATGCTAATAGAAGTATTAGATAACGTATTTGATGAAGCTATTTCTAATGCTGTAATTAGAAATATAACTGAAAATACACCAAAATGGTATCCTTCTAGAGATGAAACTATAGAAAAAGATAACTTGAGTTCGTCTTATTCCGATACTGGTTTTTTGATGAAAAGCTTTGATATTGGCTATCCTGATGATAATAACGATATTATTAATATAAAAAATAATGTTCTAGGAGATTTACTATTAAATTCGTATTTGTTTAAATCTAAATATGAATTTAAAGACTTTCAACTAGGTAGATATCTTTGGAACTACTATAATCAATCTTCTTCAGGAGTCTATCATACAGATTCAGATCATGATAATTACTTTAGTATTTTATTTAATTTACATGATAATGATGGAAGTACAATTGTTGATAATGAAGTTATTGATAGTAAGCTAGGTAGAGCTATTCTTTTTAATTCTAATACTAAACATAAAGGAAATGGCCCAGTCAAATCCAAAAAAAGATACTGTTTAAACGCTGTTTTTACAGCTGATGGCTATAGGTTAAAAAATGGAAATAACCAATAAACTATATTATGAAAAACTCAAATTGGAGAATACACTAAAAATGATAGTAAATAATCCAAAAGATCGTGAAACTATTTTGAATGCAATTAAAGAATGGTCTAATTCTGCAACACGTGTTTCGGCAGAAAAAGATCTTCAAAAAAATATTATTAATGATTTAATTGATAAGGTAGATGTTGAAAAAAAATATCTAAGCAAATTGGCTACAATGTATCATAACCAAAATTTTGCTCAATTTCAGCAAGAACGTGAGGAAATCGAAGAATTATATGAATCAATCACATCTTAATGTGTACTAATATATCTAATTGTGATATAATAAACTTATTAAATTATGGAGTATGTGATGTCAGATTTTCTTTGGGTTGAAAAATACCGTCCTCAAAATATAGAGCAAACCGTTCTTCCTAATTCCCTCAAGGAAACATTTTTGCAGATTGTGTCTGCTGGTGAATTGCCAAATATGCTTTTTACTGGTACTGCTGGTGTAGGTAAGACCACCGTTGCTCGAGCTTTGTGCAATGAGCTCGACTTAGATTATATTCTAATTAACGGATCGGAAGAGGGAAACATTGATACCCTACGTAATAAAGTGAAACAGTTTGCTTCTACTGTTTCACTTCAGGGTGGTACTAAAGTAGTTATTCTCGATGAGGCTGACTATCTAAATCCTCAATCAACTCAACCAGCTCTTCGTGGTTTTATTGAAGAATTCGCGAACAATTGTCGTTTTATTCTTACATGTAATTTCAAAAATCGTATTATTGAACCATTGCATTCTAGATGTTCAGTATACGATTTTGCAATTCCTAATAATGAAAAACCCGAATTGGCTGGTACTTTTTTTAAGCGTGCAACTGAAATTTTACAAAAAGAAAATGTTGATTTTGTACCTGATGCAGTAGCTCAGTTAATTACTAAACATTTTCCAGATTGGCGTAGAGTTCTTAATGAACTTCAACGATATTCTGTGTCTGGTAGAATTGATGCAGGTATGCTTATAAATCTTGCAGATGTTAATATTGCGTCATTGACAAAAGCTTTAAAAGAAAAAGACTTTAAAGCAATGCGCCAATGGGTTGTTAATAATATCGATACTGAACCTCATGCGATTTTTCGTAAAGTGTATGATACAATGAATGAATATATAGTACCACAGTCAATACCTCAACTAGTTTTAATTCTTGCTGATTATCAATATAAAAATGCATTTGTTGCAGATCATGAATTGAATGTGGTTGCATGTATGACTGAAATAATGGCTAATGTGGAGTTTAATTAATGGGATTAATTGTCTATTCAAAAAATAATTGCGCAGAATGTGTAAAAGTAAAAAACCAACTAAAAAACTGGAATATAGAATTCCAAGAAGTAAATATTGACATAGAAATGGAAGCACGCAATTGGATTGTCGATCAAGGACATCGCTCAGCGCCAGTTCTTTATACTTATGATTGGCAACATATTCCGAATCGTGATTTAACTAAAGAAAAGCTGCAACAAATTATTGGTGGCTTTTAATATTTACGGACTTATATTATGAACTTTTTTGATTATCTAAATTCAATTAACTATTCAAAAAAAGATATTATGGTTGACGATATTGCTGAGGACGAATATAATCCCTTTATGGTTAACCGCGGACTTTCTTATTTTCAAGATACTGTAATTTATGCAAATGAAATGAATAAGTATCACCATCTAGACAACCGCCTTCAATTTGATTTTTTTATAAATACCATTAGGAAAAGAAAACGTTACAGTAAGTGGGCAAAAAATACTAGTAGCGAAAACCTAAGTGTAGTGAAAGAATATTATGGCTATAGTAATCAAAAAGCCCAAGAAGCTCTTTCTCTACTTTCTAATGAACAACTAAAAGAATTGAAAAAAAGGATCTTCAAAGGTGGAAAATAATAACCAGCCAATAGATTGGTCTCCAGCGCTTATGCTGGAAATATCGTTGAATGAACCTGATGATTTTTTGAAAGTCAGAGAAACTCTTACAAGAATAGGAGTAGCTTCTCGAAAAGACAAAAAATTATATCAGTCATGTCACATACTACACAAACAAGGTAGATACTTTATTGTGCATTTCAAAGAACTATTTTTACTTGACTCAAAACCTTCAAATTTAACAGAAAACGATATACAACGTAGAAATACGATTGCAACTCTTTTATCTGACTGGGGTCTTATCAATATTATAAATGGTGAAGAAGCAGCAAATGTAGCTCCATTGAGACAAATTAAAATTATATCTCATAAAGACAAATCCAATTGGGAACTTTGTCCTAAATATAATATAGGTAATTAAAGGAGATTCGAATGGCTTGTGAAGATTGCGATCACGAACATAGCGAAAACGAAATTAGATTAAAAGCAGCAATTGAATCACTGCATCATGCAAGAGATAAATGTATGAGAAATAATCTTGAAGATATAGACTATAATGAAGCTACTGAAGTATTTAATTATATTATGGAAAAGGTAAATGGTAATGTCAAATGAAATATTTCATAATCCAGCAAAACCGCCAAATATTGGATATGAATTAAGTCATTATGCTAGACTTTTTAAGGGAGTAATTCCACAAAATGTTTTAGATGAGATTTTAAGTAATATTAAAAAACAAGAATTATCGTGGGAACAACACGTATTTTATAATACTAAAACAGCAGAGTTAGTAGCAAAGTCCGGAAATAAAGAATTAGATATGTCTTTTGATTATTTTAATCAAGATATAATGAATATTACTAGTTCGGTTTTAGGCGAATATATGAAGCAACTTAACTTTGAATGGTTTCAAGGATGGAGTGGTTTTACTCCGCCAAGATGGAACATGTATAAAGAAACTCGAAAAATGGCGTTGCATGCTGATAGAATAAAAAGCATGTTTGATGGAACCATAAAAGGTGATCCAACATTAAGTGTATTATCTTCTCTAAATAATGATTATGAAGGTGGTGAATTTGTTCTTTTTGAAAATGACGTAGTTCCTCTTGAAGCTGGAGATATGCTTGTATTTCCATCAACATTTATGTATCCACATAAAGTTGAGCCAGTCACATCTGGAGTTCGTTATTCTTGTATTTCTTGGGTGTGGTAAAAAAAATACAAAAAAGTGAAAAAAACTGTTTACATTGCTTAAAAAATAGATTATAATGTAATTAGAAATTGGAGAAATATTATGAAAAAATCTATATTATCATTAGCAATGGCATTATCAATGGTTACTACAGCTTGTGCTCAAGCTGGGCAAACAGTATATGGCAGCGTTACAAACGTATCAGAGAATTGGACATATGAAACTCGCAGAATTCCAGTTGAGCAATGTACAACTGTTCGTGTTCCAATAACTGGATCTTATAATAATGGATCATCTTCAGGCGCAAATGCTCTTACAGGAATGATTATTGGAGGATTAGTTGGTAAAGGCCTTTCTGGAAATGATAAAGGCGCCGCTGCTGGTGCTATCTTAGGTGGAGTTATTGGCGCTGATAACGGATCTAATAACCGCCAGTATCACCGAGGATATAGAGAAGAACTTCGTTGCACAAATGAATATGAATACACTCGAGAAATGGTACAAGCTGGATATATTGTAGATTATATGTATGAAGGTTACTTATATCAGTTTACAACTTTTAAGAGATATAATATTGGCGATAAAATTCGTCTTAGCATTAGAGTTGCTCCAGTGAACTAATGCGTGAACATTCTATAAACCAACTTAATAACTTTATATGTGGCTATTATATTGATAATAGTCATATTATAGATTCAATTGTTGACTTTATTAAAACATCAGATCTAGAACCTGGAAAGGCTGGCGGCCACGTTAGAGAAGATGTTAAAAAGAGTTATGATATACTTTGTAGTGATGAATTAAATACTGAATATATGAAAGAATTTTCTAAGTGTATGGATTTATATTTAGAAAAATACGAATTCGCTAATAACTACTCTCCTTGGAATATTCTTTCTCTTCCAAATCTTCAATATTATCCTCCTTCAGGAGCATTTTTTGCATGGCATACAGAAAGATCTGGTGCTATAGAGCCCGTTGGTTCTAGACATTTAGTTTATA